CTCCGTCGCTGACTGATGTCGACAAAGTGTTGACAGCAGTCGAGAAATGGTTCTAATTTGGACCGTTTCACGCCGTTGCTCGGTTTTCTCGCTCGTATTCTTATACGAGCGAGGGCTACCGCGCATGCAGGCCCTGTAGCAATATGGGTCATGGCCATTCTGGCTCTGATCGTTACGTATGTTTACTCTTTTCCAAGTGGAGAAGATGAAGCATCGCGTATTGCTAAGGAAGTCCTAGATTATCTTGATCTAGGCCCTGCTGAGTAGTTGATTTTATTCAACTAGATTCTAACAATTTTGCTCTTAAAGGAGAAGATTGATGAAAAAGAGAAAGCACGATCAGAAAACTGACGTTAACTTTCTTCCTTCCCACATCGGTGAATCTTTTCTCAGAGAATTGTCAGCTTTAATAGCTGATCTTTCTTCTGAGGGAGGATTCAAGGAGAAGTACCTGGCAAGCGAATTTCTTTCGAAATTTTGCGATCCAAGTACTACTCCGCCCGAGGTGCGTCGCAGCTCAGCTATTAAGAAATGGCTGAGTGTCGAGAAACGAAACCAACGTACTAACGCCCGTATTATGTTGGGCGAAGAGGATTTTGGCTACGCAACGTCCGATGACATCATTCTTGATGCGCGGCGTATTGTAGCTAAAACTCTCGGTACTGTTAATGTGGACAGGATTTTCGCAAATCCATCCCATACTAACGGTGCCAGTACTCGGATTCGTCGGAGCCCTAAGGCTCTAATCGAAAAGCATGAAGGGAAAGCACACTTGTCCTCATCTTCCATTAGGTGGTGGTTGTCTGTCGCGTCTTCGACGCGGCTGGCAACCCAACCTCTTGAGTTGTATGAAGCAAGTGAACTCTTCACTGTACCTAAATCGACCGATATTGATCGGGTGGCCTGTAAAGAGCCTGAGATCAATATGTTGCTCCAACGTTGCGTCGGCGGATATATCCGCAGACGTCTGGCTGTTGCCGGCATTAATCTTAATGACCAAACAACTAACCAGATTCTCGCAAGAGAGGCCCTCGACCGAGGGCTTGCAACGATCGACCTTTCTTCAGCATCAGATTCCATTTCCAAATCTTTGGTAATGGCCCTTTTGCCTACAGAATGGTGGGTACTTTTGGACGACCTTCGCGTTCACTATGCGTCTGTAGACGGTGATATTCACCACTTACAGATGTTTAGTAGCATGGGGAACGGTTTTACTTTCGAACTGGAATCCTTACTCTTCTGGGCGTTAACACGCTCGATTTGTAAGAATTCTGGGGTTAAAGGTAGAATTTCGGTCTATGGTGATGACATCATAGCTCCTTCCAAGATTGGCCCAAGACTAAAGAGGACCTTTTCGTGGTTCGGTTTTACCGTAAACGAAAAGAAATCTCATTGGTCTGGACAGTTTCGGGAGAGTTGTGGCAAACATTACCATGGTAAGACGGATGTTACTCCGTTTTACGTTAGGAAGCCCATCTCACAAAAGAGTGAGATGATCAGGCTGCTTAATAGGCTACTCATTTGGGATGGAAGCACATACAAGTGCTTTATCACAGAAAAAGTTGCCCTATTCCACGCTAAGTGGAGCAAGCAGATTCCCACGAAGTTGTGGGGTGGTACCAATCCTGAGGATATCATGTCCTTAGTTTCTGGTGACGCTCCACGAAAACGTCTCCTTCAAAAGAGACGTCCCCTTGCATATAATGATACATATGCATTGGAATCGTGGTTCCTGATGACTTTTGATGCAAATCAGAAGCCTGGCTGGAGCTGGAAGAGTACGTCGTTGCCTATAGCCCGTGAGTCCTTAGTTGGATACTTACGGAGCATGGAAGACGCGCACGAAACCAGCCCTAGTGTTGTAGGCAGATGCGAATACGGTAACCCTGAACCTTTCAGGGACCGTAATAGCAATGTCTACGATGCCGGTGAAGTCACAAAGTGGGATCCTTATTTAATATTTGGATCGACCTCTGTGCAGCATACCCAAACGAATGATAGTTTCAACATGTTTATCGAAGAAGATAAGCAGCTGTCTCTACCATTCTAAG